ATGAAAAAAGAAATAAAAATTATAATTCTATTTTTAGGCATTATCCTTACATTGTTTAAAACTTATTGGTTTTTAGGAATGATATTAATGATTTTAGGCTTTTATTTATTAGGAAAGGAATAATTATGGAAAATAAAAAATTTGATCAAGTAAAATACATGAGAGAATGGCAAAAAGAAAACATGAAGCAAGTAAAAGCATCGTACAAAACTGAATTTGTAGATAAATTCAAAGAAGCTTGTAAGAAACTTGGTATCAAACAATCAGATGTAATCAGAAAAGCAATGCAAGACACGATTGAAAAAGCAAATAATATATAAAAAAAGAACCTACTCAATCAATGAGTAGGCTTTTTTTTGTAAAATATTCAATTGTTTCTTGACGTCGAATTATTTAACTAAAGTATGGATTAGCTATAATACAATTAAATTTTTACACATTTGATTATACTACTTAATTATTCACTGTAAACTCCCCATTGCTCATTCATTTCTTCAATCTGATATTGATATTTCAAATTTTCTTGTTTTAATTTTTCAATTTGACTATCTTTTTCGATAATTTGAGAATGATATTGAGTATTTTTGGCAAGTAAACAAACAATCAATAAAAGTAATACAATGATAATAATCTTTAGTTTTTTCATTCTAAACACCCATTAGCTTCAAAATAGTGTTTCTTCCTGCGATTCCATCAACTTTCAATCCTCTATCTGATTGGAATTGTTTTACTGCAGCTTCTAATCCACTTCCAAATTTACCTGGACATTCAACACCAGATGGATCATATCCTCTACACATTAATGCAATTTCTACTGCTGTAACAAGGTATTGAGTTTCTTTACGCTTAACATAATGTTGAGCTAAAGCAGCTTTACTATTTTTACCAAAAGCACCATCAACCTTTAATTTAGCACCATAATCTTTGTTGATTGCAACTTGGAAGCATCTAGCAATATTTGCTTGAGTCTTAGGACCATAAGCACCATCAGTTGCAATTGAATGACCTGTAAAATTGATTGAATGTTGTTGACCTCTTGAAATAATACTGTCTAAGTTATCATTTTTAGCAGCAGATGGAGTAGCAGTAGATGTCCCTAGATTTCCAACAGTTGAATTAACAATATTATTTTTAAAATTTTTCCAAACATTGTCATCTAAAAGTCCATTACAATTAGGACATAATTTACCATTTACATCATAATGACGATAAACATGATCAATATCAATGTTATATTTTTTCATCAAAGCACGTGCTAATGCATATACATTTTCTAATGTCTTATCGGTAATTTCAACAACACCATTTTTATTGGAATCACACATTTCAATCGACAATGAATTACTGTTAGTGATGATTTGATACATTGGATGATGAGCCGATTGACACTTACCACCCACACTATAAGCTACGTAATCATCTGGAACTGAATGTGTAACTGAATCATCATCAACAAAGTAATGGGCAGAAGCTTTAACTACGTTGTTAGCAAAATATTTTCCATTTGCTTCATCACTATCTCCATCATTACTTGTATAATGAATGACTAAATATTTAATTTTTGATAAATCTCTTTTTGAACCATAATTAGCTTTATTCGCTAAATGTTCTTTCATAACATAACTCATATGCTATTTCCTCCTTTTTTTAAATAAAAAGAGAGCTATTCACTCTCTTTCTCTAATTCCTCTTTGATTTCATCAATTCTTTTCCATATTGCTTTAGTTTCACGCTCTTGAAGCGCCATACGTTCAACTACGTTATTGTGCTTTTCAACTTTTTTTGTCAGCTCATCAATACGATAATTCATTAATGTATTAGCTTTATTGTTTGAAAACATTGTAGTGATTACACTAGGCACAGCTACACATAGACCAGAAATCAAAGCAACTGCAACTGCTTCTGTCATATGATTTCACTCCTAACTTTAACTTTCATCTACAATTTCTTCCAACTCTGGAAGCCCTGCAACGCTTGTTAGAATAGAAACAACACCAGATAGACAACTTGCACTAACGATCATCGCCCAATTGACTTCATTCATGACAGTAGATGTTCCAATTAACGCTACAGCAGTTTGAGCTACTGTTTTGATTGCTCTAATACCTGCAGCTTTCAACCATTGATTAAAATCATATTTTTTAACTTTCAATTCAATCACCCTTTCTAGATAGTTTTAAGCCGTGTCCAGGGCATCAAAAAAAGGACTTTCGTCCTTTAATTATTTGCTTTTTATATATTTCAATATTGCATATCCAGATGCATTTGAAAAACCATTTGATTTTCCAACTTGCAATATTAAAGTTGTTTTAGTCACTTGAATAGAAACACCATCATGATCTTCATCTAAATGGGCACGTGGCATCATGTGGTTTGTTCCATCACTCGTTTTCATAAATAAATCACAGCTCAATACTCTGTATAAATCTGATATATTATGCGCTACATATTTATCCTTGCTATCAAATCCACTTACGAGTATTACTTTGCAATATATTTTCTTACCATCAATCCATTGCATCCCTGTTTCCTGTTCTTCTAAAGAAAACTTAAGATTTAATAATGTATTTCCATTTGCATTAACAAATTGAGACATAAGTTCCTATTTGCTAGCAATCAGTATCCTATTACTTGATATATTGTTCCTTCAACTGCAGTTATATACGTACCACCAATGACTTTAGTACATCCGCTTAATGTAACATTTTTACCACTGAAAACAAGAGTCATTTCATATACTGTAACAGAAGAACCATTAGTTGTATGAACATCTGATAAATGTACTCTTGCACCTGCTTTTAATGACATTCTAGTACTTTTAGGATTTATCCAGTTATGACTTCTATAAAAGATTTCTAAATAGTCATAATTAGATATATCATCAGTTAATGTAAAATCACTTTGAGTTGCACCATCAAAAAGGACAGTACCAATTGGAATTTTAGTCCCATCATTTTTAACAAATTTCCCCATATCATGGAACAGCTTTTATTTATGACTAATATCTTCCAATGACTTTAGTAACAGTTGTACCTTGATTGTTAGATGAATTTGTCCATCTACAATTATCAATGTGTAACAGTTTTGATGCCTGATTATATTTAAAATACATATTAGTAACAGTCCAGTTGTTAACAACACCAGAATATATGATCTCTCCATCAATAATTGGTGCAATAACCGCGCTATTATCACTAATTATGATTAACTCTTTAAATTTCAAAGCATCATCATTTAATGTTAAATCGTGACCATATCCGAAATGACTACCATTCCAAAGAACGACATCCGTATTGATTTCATCTCCGTTAGAATTAACAAATTTAGCCATAAATAACACCTCTTTTTAAAGAAGCACAGCTATTCAACTGCACCTCCTTTGTCAAAGGTAATAGGTAAAAGGATACTGTTTTTACTATTGCTAGTAAACAGTACCCCCCCCCACGAATTTTTTAATTTTTGACATTTGTATGATCCTCTCTTTCTTTAATTCTTTTAATAAAAATCAAATAAGAAAAGATACTAGTGCCTTTATTTTTTTGTGTAACGAATAATTGCTTTAAATTTATAATTTGCCCAACTGTAATTGTTAGCAAAACGAATATTATTTACATTCAAAATGAAATACGTACAGTAGAATGTTCCGTTATTACCTCCTGAGTAGTAAGTAACAGGAAATCTATAGAAATCTTCTCCATTGGAACATGTGACTTCATAATCAATAAATTCATTCAAATTACTGATAGAATGATTGATTGTACTTACTCCTACCCTCAATCCAGTCCATGTAATTATTTTTTCATAGATTTTTTTACCATCAATCCAATATTTTCCTGTCCAGTGCTCATCAGTTGACATTTGTAAATTAAGCAATTCATTCCCATCTTTATCAATAAATTTTGGCATGTTGACATTTAAAAATGTCTAGATTTTAATGCTAGTTTTTCTCAATAAATTCAACTTCTACAAATACATCACATTTAGCTGCTCCTAATAGCCACTCTCCGATATAATAAGTAATGTTATTTTTGTTTACATTTATAAAGCTACTATTTCTTTTTAAATCATCAAGTGAAGTAATATATCCAAACATATAATAAATATTTGCTCCTTTTTGCCAAAAGCAAGCATTTTTAATCCAAATAACATCAACGTTTTGAATACCATGATTAAATGCATCATAGTCAGACCGTTTTGAGTTACTTACTTTAAAAGCTTGTGAATATATCTTTCTTCCATCAAACCAATAACGACCAGTGAATTGTTTTTCACTCACATTTTTCAGTTCAATAATAGTATTTTCGTTTTTATCAACTAGACTAGGCATTAAAATCACGTGACAAGTCTAAATGCTTGTCACCACCAATCTTTTTAAAGAATGAGAAAAGGCACTTTGATGTACCTTCTCTAATTTGTGTAAGTCGTGTGTGTGTGTGTACAACGCACTCACGTGTTTCAAAATCTTTCATATTTTTCTCCTTTTAAAAAAGAGCAGAAATCAATCTACTCTTTGTAATATACTATATTGTCTAATTTTTTATTTTGTTCAGCATCAACTTCAATCAATTGATTGACTGCTTTATACAATGCAATTATTTCATCTTGTAACTTTTTTATATCCGCAGGATCTGACATTGTAATATCACTTGGAACTGTTAATTTTGATGGGATATCAGCCAATCAAATCACTCCATTTGAATTTGTTTTTCAATGAATTCCATGTCATTTGTTTCTTCAACCAGTCCCATGTAATGATATCAACTGAAATTGTCAGTCTTTCTCCTGCGCTTACATTTTGCTTTGATAATGCAACATTATATATTTTATATCCCATTATCTCACCTCAATTTCAAATTTATTTTTAATGACTTCATCTGCAATAACATAAGTAATAATCATTTTGTAATTTCCACTTTCTTCGATGCCTAATAAAAAAATAAGATCATGCTCATCGATTTCACATTCAATCGTTTGCATCAAATCACCATAGAGATAGATTTCAGCTTTTGCATTTCTAATGATAAAAGTATCTTCGGGCTTTTTTCTTGAATGAACAAAAAGACGTATCTTCCTTTTTTCTCCTGCATACATTTTTATTAAATTCTGCATGGTAGCACCTCCTTGATCTCACAAATATAATCATTACAAAGACTGATACAGCTTTGATAATTGATGATTTCAAGATGGAAGCATAGGTTAGATGTATCTACAGTAAACATTGCTGTTGCCATATATCCCACATTACCTGCATCGTCGTAAGCAAATAAATCCATGATATATTCACCTGCAACGTTTGCAGGAACTAATGCATTCCATCTTTTTTCATCGATTCTATCAAAGATTACAGTAAACGTATCAGTTTTTCCTATAACCTTTACAACCATAACTAGTCAGTTACAGATACAGCAATGACAAATGTCTTACCACCATCAACTGGGTTTGGTGTGATTGAAACATCAGTGATTGTTGGTGCTTTTGTATCTAATGTAACTTTTCTAGTAACTGTAGAAGCTTTACCAGCACTATCTGTTGCTACAACGGTGATTGTATTTGAACCTTCAGTTAATGTAACTGTAGTTGAGAAGTTACCAGAAGCATCTACTGTAACTGCAGTTCCATTTACTTTAACAGTAACTGGTGATGAAGTTGCATCGTTTGTAGTACCTTTAACAGTAACTGTTGCGTTATTAGTAACTAAGCCTTCAGCTGGACTAGTAACGTTTAATGTTGGTGGTACAGTATCAACTTTGAATGTAACTGATTTTTGAGTAGCAGCATTACCATCATTATCAGATGCATTGAATTTAACTGTATGTGATCCATCGCTTAAAGCTGTAGCTGGAGTGTATGAACATTCATATCCACCAGCAGTAGCTGTTTTAGTGATTCCAGATGTAATTTTTGAACCACTATCAATTGTGATTCCAATAGTATTTGAATTAACTCCAGAATCGTCATCTGAAACTTTCCAAGTGAATGTAGGTTTGTTGTTTGTAGTTGTTGCTGACGCAGTTGGATAAGTAACTGTAATTGTTGGTGCAACTTTTTCTTTTACAACTAATTTTAATTTGCTTCCTAAAGTTGCATCAGTTGCATCTTTAGATGTACTGTTTCCTGCTGTATCAGTTGCTTTAACTGTTACATTGTAATATCCACCGCTTTGATTGTAACTGGATTTTGTCGGAGCAGTAATCGTAGCTTCATACTTTCCAGTTGATGAATTTAAAGTAAGAGTAGTAACTACTCCATTAATTATTGCTTGTACTGTTTTAATTGCCATAATATTTTTCCTTTCAATTTACTTTTTTTAATCTTTATAAAATACGGCATTTGCTAGAACAGGCATGACTTTAGCTGAAACTGAATCAATAGTCATCGTTGTTTCATTGATCAATAATGTAGCTAATTTTTCTTGAATAGTTGTTCCATTGTTTACCAAAGTCGGTTCAACAGGATTAGCAGATGAATAAGTTCCATTTACAACTCTAATCTTAGCTACATCATCACCCGTTCCATTTCCATTTTTAATGTATTCTGCAATAATGATATCTTTTCTTTTTTGTCCCAAAGTACCACTTGTAATGGTGATATCCTCATAATTTTCAATTCTTATTAGGACACCATTAGACATCATATACATTCCATCCATGATTCTTATTTTATTGTCTGACTGTTTAGATATTTTCATTTTTGAACCGACATTTAAAATTCCATTCATTCCAAAAATAGCACTAAACAAAAGAGCATGATCACTTGCGTCAACATGCCCTGCATCAGTAGTATTGATTGTAATTCCCTTTTGTGACAAATTACTCACCTACCTTATATTCAATTTTTTTCATTCCATTTTCAATTGTTAAAATCTTTCTAGTGATTTCTGTTTCAATAGAAAGTCCCGTGATATCGTCAACGCTTGTAATGATATCACCTAATTCTAATTCTTTTTTTAATGAAGTAACACCTAAATTGATTTCTTTTGTTTCCAGATGATTTTTAAATTCTTCAATCGCTTTTTCTACTAAATCATCATCACTTTCACATGACTTATAATCATAGACATACATTGATGAATCTATATTTCCTATTTCATCTTTTGACAAGTCCGTAATCTTTTCAAATGCATCATTTCCATCTTCATCGATAGAATGCTTAATCAAAACGATTTTTCTATCGTGCAAGTCTCCTTTGCCTAAAGCAATCATTGTATCTACTGAGTTGGTAGAATCAATACTTGAAGTGATTTCTATACTGTAATCTCTGTTATATACATCATCGATGACATTTTTTTCAACTGCTTCAACAACAATATTTCTATCATCGTAATCATAAGTATGATAGACCTTTAATCTCATATTTTTTTCATCAAGCACATTGATGATCTTATCATAGAGATAATCATATCTTGATGAAGTAGTCATATTGATTTGAGTATCCTTATCACTTACTCTATAGAGTTTTAAAAAAGCACTATAGAAAACATTATTGAATAATATTTCAAGAGCTTTATGGATTTCTTCATTATCAATAGTTAAATAATCATCCCTTGCTTTATAATTGCTGTTATATTTTGGAAATATAACAAAGCGATGTAAGAAGTATCTCCAATTTACTCCCGTGATTTTGACAGTTGAATCATCTGCGTTCTGTATCTTTTTAGCAAAGCCACCAAATTCACTGTTAGGAATATAAATCAAGTCATTTTTTTGAATATCCATTTTTTTAAAATATTCTTTTGATAATTCAATATAGAAATCATTATCATCTAGTGATGCTTTCTTTCCTATAATGAATTCAGCTTTTTTAAATTTTGCAATAACTGGCATTTCCTTTAAATATAAATCATCACTGCGTGTTGATGAATCAATTCTAGCGTGCATTATTTCCATTCTGGAGTCCCTCTTTCGTAATAAAGAATCACTCTTACAGAGAATTGAGTTGTCTGTTCAAATAGATTCAATCCAATTGGAATCAATTCAAAAATACTTGATTTTTTATATCGAACATCCATTACATCGATTGCTACACCATCTGCTGTATACTTGAGAACTGTTTTTTCAAATGGATCAATTTCTATTCTCTCTTCTTTTAAAAGTTCCGTATTGACTGCATAAATGTTGTCAGCAATTGAAATCCTTGGATTTTTACAAGGTCCATAGAAAATAATTTTCGCTTTTGAAGAAGCAAAATGTATATTGTTAACAAATCTATCTTTTTTTACCGCTCTGTATGAAAAAGGATAAGAAAAAGGATATTTCATGCCAGATGATGAAGTGATATCATCATTCATATTGAAATCAATCACTGTTTCCTTTATCCATTTTGAACAGAACCTAACAGTATAGGTTAGCATTTCTAAATTGCTGTACTTAGCAAAATAATTAGGTTTAGGCTTGATGAAATAACAATAGGCATAGTAATCATTTATATAAAGCTTACCTGCTTTAACAATCTCACAATCATATCCAAAAATATAATCAAGATCATTAATCAATTCTTCTTTGTTTTTTCTATATACTTGAATTTTGATGTTCTTTTCTGTTCCATCAAAATAAAAGCTTTCTATATCGTTACGATTGTCAAGCTGATAAGAAGTAGAATTGAAACTAATTTCACCTTCAAATAGTATTTCGATATTTCTAATAAGATAAGGAGCAGTATTTAAATCTACTGTTCCTTTGTTACCAACATATCTAATATCATATTTTTTCATCAGTACACCTCACTTCTTATCAACTTTCCTAATTCACGTCTATCTAGTTTAATTGATAATCCTGCTCTAATAAGAGCATTTACAAAGACATCTGCAAGTCTTTGATAATCAATCAATTCTTGTTTATTAGAACCACCGGAATCTGTTAATGGAGTTACTCTTGTTTGAGTCCCCATTTGAGTTAACAACTCTGCACCTCGTTCTCCTACGATAGCACTTCCTTTTAATAAGTTACCACCAGTAGCGAGCGCCGGAATCTTTCCTAAATGACTTAAGCTCAATCCAAAGCTCTTACCACCGAGTGCAGGAACCCAATCGGGAATATCAAAATGAAGCGTATTCAATCCATCAATCATTTTATTGATTCCGCTGATTGCTCCATTCAAACATCCTATAACTGCATTGATTGGTGCCCTACATACGTTTCTTATCGTATTGAAAATCGCACCAAAGATATCAATGACACCTTCCCATGCTTTTCTCCAATTTCCTGTAAATACTCCAGTAATGAAATATATCAATCCTCGAATAGCTTGAATTACCGCATCGATTATTCCAGATACACTTGATAAAAATGAACCTAACAATCCCGCTGAACTTGTCACAAAACCAACTATGACTGTCAAAAGTCCTTGAATCAATGGAATAACAATTATTTCTATCAATGAAACAATTGCATTGATAATAGGACTAATTCCATCGAACAGCCATGAAATCAATGTAACGATGTTCGCTATGACAATTTGAAAATTTTCCCATAAGGGAACTAATGCCTCTTGCCAGATTGCAAGAAGTGCAATTTTCAATGTATCAAATATCGGTTGAACAACGACCGCTAGATTTTGTAGTATCGACATGACTTGAGTTACAATATCGACAACTGCATTTCTAAATCCCTCGTTTGTATTCCACAAGTTAACAAGTGCAGCTACTATTGCTACAACAAGTGCAATGATTGCAAGTACTGGTCCGCTCAATGCACTGACTACTGTACCTATTGCTCCTGCTGATTCAGATGCTCCAAACAATGCCAATTTGAATTTTCCAAACAAGGATATCGCGGTGGATATTGGTCCTGCAAGCGTTCCAATAACAACCAATAATGGTCCAATTGCAGCTACAACAGTTCCAATGATTACAATGATATTAGTTATTTTATCATCCAAGCCATTAAGCCAAGAAAACAAATCAGTAATTGCTTCTACAATATCACGTAATGCTGGTTCTAATACTTCTGATACTTTGATTCCTACACCTTCTAATGCAGAAGATAGAGTAGTCAAATCACCTTGCAAGTTATCTTGCATCGTATCAGCCATATCTTTAGCAGCACCATCTGCATTCTTGATATTTTCATATAAAGAATTGAAATCACTGTCACTTGCATTGATGATTGCAAGCATTCCAGACATCGATTCTTTTCCAAAAATTGTACTTGCAGCGGCTGACTGTTGTGCACTGCTTAATTTTCCAAATTTAGTTCTTAACTCTTCTAGGATTGTAATCAATGGTTTTACTGATCCATTCGTATCAGTAATTGAGATGCCTAATTTTTTCATCTGTTCTTTCATTGAATCGGTTGGACTTGCTAAATTAGCAATAGCTGTTTTCAAAGCGGTACCTGCTTGTGATCCCTTGATACCAGCATTTGCCATCAAACCAACTGCAAGAGCAGTATCTTCAACACTGAATCCTAATGTTCCTGCTAATGGTGCAACATATTTAAATGTTTCTCCCATCAATGAAACATTCGTATTCGCACTCGATGATGTTTTTGCGAGAACATCAGCAAAGTGTGATGAATCTTCCGCTTTCAATCCAAAAGCAGTTAATGCATCCGTTACGATATCACTCGTATTTGCTAAGCTTTCACCAGAAGCTGCGGCAAGGTTTAAGATACCTGGCAAGCCATCTATCATCTGTTGCGTGTTCCATCCTGCCATTGCCATATAATTCATAGCTTCGGCAGCTTCACTTGCACTAAATTTAGTGGATGCCCCCATTTCCTTTGCTTTATCTTTTAAAGCTTCCAAATCTTTTCCAGTTGCTCCAGAAACAGCAGATACTTCACTCATTCCTGCTGAAAAGTCACTACCTACTTTTACAGCTGCAACTTCTAATCCAGCAATAGGAGCAGTAATATTTTTAGTTAATCCATTTCCTATTTCTTTTGTCTTATTTTCAAAAGCTTCAACCTTTTTAGCATACTCTTCTATTTGAGCTTGACCACTTTCTAAAGCAGCGTTTACTTCATAAAGTTGTTTCTTATATTTATTCAAACTTGACTCTGCGTTATTCAATTGTTGCTTTTTATTGGCAATAGCCTTTTCATCTTTGTTTTCTGCATTTTCAAGTTCTTCTAGTTGACTTTTTAATGCATAAACTCTTGATGAATAAGTTTCTGTTTGCTTTGTCAAATATGACTGTGTATCTTTTAGCTTTGTCAATGATGATGTTGATTTATCCCATTGACTTTTAGCCAAAGAAAAAGCACTGTAGTTTTCCCTAGTCAGTGCGTTGATTGTTTTTAATGATTTTGTAAAATCAGCTGTTCCATCAGCCTTGAACACAAGACCGACTCTTTTTAAATCATCAGCCATGTTCTATTTTACTCCTTTCAAATTCAACATGAGTTTCTAACAATTCATCAAAAGTAATTGGACTCATGTGCCAAAAATCATCTTCTGATAAATTAAGTTGTGTCAAAGCAAGATAAAGATTCATTGTGAAATCTATTTCTTGTTCTTCACAAAGTTCTTCATATTGTCTTTTTTTTTGAGGATTTCCATTTTATTTTCAAACTGCTTGATTATATTTACAATCGCATCCGGTTCAATCGGACATAACGCTAACGCATCTTCGAATTCAACCTTTTCACGATTAGAACGTAAAATTACATAAATCATTTTTGCAGCCATATAGAATTGTTTATCTTCTATTTTTTCATGCAGTTTTTTAGCAGCAACAGATGATTTATCATCCATCTTTTCATATTTATCAGTCATTCTTCTTAAAGCTTTTGTTTCTTTATCAAGATTATTGTTTTTAATCAAATAAAGAGTTAAAAAGCTGACTTGAATTTCTATGACCCTGCCATCCGTTAACTTGATGTCTTGTTTATCCATCACTTATCACCTGCAATTACTTTTTTTAGATCTTCATCGGATGTGATAACTTGATTAAAGAATTTTTCTTCTGTTAATCCAGTTGCAGTTTTTACAGCAGTATCAAATTCAACAGCAATTTGTCCCTTATCATTAAATGGATAAGCTCTAATTGTAACTGTATCATTTTGTTCGCTGAAAGATTCTTCTTTTGTATTTGTATCATCAGTATCGGCAGTTAATTTACATTTTGGATACCATCTGAATTTTTTTCTGCCTTGACGATAAAAAACAGTTTGACCGAAAGCAAAGAATGGACGTTCGCTTGAACCGCCTTTTAAAATCAATCCGCTTTCTGTAATTTCATCTCCTCGCATTTTTGCAAGGTCAGTAGGATCAAATGCTACCACTTCCACTTCACTATCAACGGATGAAGTATCAGAAACTGTATCATAATCTCTTCCAGATGCGTATACCGGTGTCGTATCTCCGTTTTCGGTACGTTTGATGCTTTTAACAACGTTTGAAACAGCAACCTCCTCCTCATATTTACCCGAGAAAATTTGAGGATCTACTTCATTTGTTGTAGCAAAACAATATCTCAATCCACCGACTGATTCTTTAATCGATGGTCTTTTTTCTTTTTGTGACATCTTTCTACCTCCTAATTTTTATAAGTTATTTCTTCTTTTAAAACTTTCTATATATCTTTTTGAATTTCTATCCCATAAAGGTACTAAATGAGGATGACTACTTTTCATCTTGATAGTTCCTCTTTCGACCATAGGACCATAATATTTACCCCACCCTATCTCTATTTCTTTTGCTTTTTTTCTATAAGAAAAAGTGGATATCAAATGTGTATATCCACTTTTAGAAATCTTTGATTTAGGACTGGGCAGTTTCAATAAGTCTTTGACAAAATCTTGTGCTATCTTTTCTTCCTCTTCCATTACATTATCAGATACTTTCGCATATTCTTCTAATGCTTTTGAAAAATCAAGAAGTCCATCAAATTCACTTGTATCACTCATCATTATCAACTTCTAACTCTACCGTAAAGTAAGAATGATAATAATTTCTATCTTTGTTTTTTTCTTCTACATATTCATGATAGATCGTAGGATGCAATCCTAATTTTCGCATCATTTCTCTTAATTCAAGCAATTTATCATGTCTAGGTTTTCTAGAAAAGAATGATACTTGAATCGTTTCAATAGTGATATAGACATCATCACTTGCTAGTTTGTCATCCCATGCAATTTCCCAAAAAACGATTCTAGGATATTTACTTGCATTATTGACAGAGCTTTGACCTTCGTTGATTGGAATATCTAACTCACTTAATGCATTGACAAAATCCGTTTTCTTCATCATATTCTCCTTCCCAATTTACAAGAGTTATATCAGATTGTTTAAATCCATTATTATCAACAAAGTGATAAATGTTATAAACCTTATAAAAATGTTCATCAATTTTCAAAACACTCATTGAATCAATAAATCCTTTGACGTATGGAACTCTAATTTTTAGTTGAATATCAATATCGTGAGAGTCTAAATCACTTCTTAATCTGTCTGATACTCCTAATTCTTGATATGTCATAGAAATATCTTTTGATTGCAACGAAGTATTTGCTTGAACGCTATCATCTTCTATGATTTCAAAAACTTCAAAAAGCCCATCATTATAAATGGGCATATGAATTCTACTAGTTTTCTTTATCATTTTTAATCAAAGGAACTTTGTCCATTTGCCACGACAAAATCTCATCACTGTAATTTTCAAAGAATTCATCTGTTCTACTATTATATGCGTAAAGCACATAGTTTTTTAATAGCGCTCTTGCAGTCAAATCTTCATCATAATCAATAGTTCCAACTAGTTTTGTTAAGCGATAATTTCCCTCACGGATATTATTTCTAATAGATGAATCTTCATAATAAAAAGGAATAAATTTCTCTTTTCTAATTTCATCTATCAAGTTATCAATAACTTTTTTATCCATTTTTTCAATTATTCAGTTGCTTGTGTTTGTGCATTTGTTTGGAAATATTTTGGAACATATTCAACTAATTTTGTTGGATCAAAGTAGAAACATACATCATCATCTACTGCTCTACCATTTCCATAAGCTTTTGCAATAATGACATCTGCATCATCCATTGCTTTTGTTTGATCATATTCTTTAACTTGAATTGCTGATAATCCCATTGTGTAATAATCAGGCTTATCAATAAATAATCCTGCTTGTCCTTGAGGACAATTTGCAGTTGGAATTGTTCTAATTTTATCTTTAGATACTTGCACATATCCTCCAGCTAGTGCTTGTACATATAATGCAGGATCTACATAAGCAGCTTCATCATTTGGATTACATACTAACGCTAATGATGGAATTGCTCTTTTCCCACCATGCGATAATTGTGTTTTTACGGGAGCTAAACCTTTAGGTGTAAATTCAGTTAATTTTGAATTTTTAGTTTTCATTTTATGTTCTCCATTTGTTTCGACTTCATTTATTTTTCGGAAAACACCGATAGGTTGTTCAACTCCAGTTCCTAATAAGAATGCATATTCTAAACCATCATTCATTGTTTCAGCTAAAATTGCTGTAAAGTATTTATCAACAAATGGATTTGATAAATCTCTAATTGCTTTAGGAAGAACTAAATATGCTGTGATTTTTCCTAATTCGATATTTAATGCTTCAAATGCAACGCTTAATTCACCTTTAACAGCATCAGTCAATTTTCCCCAAGCATACGTTCCAGTTTTGGATGCTGATAACCATTTTTTTACGTCAGCCGGAGCAAAAGATACTAATGATAATAAATCACTTGCTTTTTTTACATCAGCTAAAGTGTTATCAATGATTGTTGTTGGGATCAAGTCGATTTGTTTTCCATCGATAGCTTGTCTGACATTTGTTTTTAAAGCATCATAGAATTTATTTTCTTCATCGCTTAATTGTCTTAATCCTAATTTATTGAAGTTTTGAGCTTTTGCATTTGCATTTGCTGATTCTTTTAAGATTTGTTTAATCAAATCCTTATTAGCAGCTTCATTGATTAATTCTACTGCTTCTAAAATTGCTTGAGATTTATCTTCTGCTTTTTCTAAAATCTCTTTTGCTTTTTCTAATGTAGCTTTATCTACTTTATTAAATTTCATTTTTTTCTCTTTCCTTTCTATTTTTTTGTATTAAAAAAAGCATTCCAACCTGTTAATGGCTCTTCATTTTTAGCCTTTTCAAGTTTCAATGCTTCTTTTACCTCATTCAATTCTTTTTCTAAATCCTTATTCAACATAACTTGATGATTCAAGTACATTTCATTGATTGATTGCTGTGCATCATCATCTTCTTTGATTGATGTAGCAAATCCCATTTCTAAAGCCTCCTCTGCAGTAATCCATGTTTCATTGTCCATCAGTTCAATGATTTCATCTCTTGAAAGATTTGAATTATTTTCATAAATAACAATCGATGGCTCTGTGATTTTATCTAGATCATCCGCTTGCTTTCTTAAATCTTTAGCATTACCGCTTGCCCAAGTCCACGCATGATGAATCATCAGCAATGAACCTTTATGCATGACTCTTTCCTTTCCTGCCATAAAGATGACACTTGCAATCGAACATGCAAAAGAATCACATACAGTAGTTACATTTCCTTTGAATTCTTTAATCATATTATGAATTGCAAGACCTTCACTTACAGACCCACCATATGAATTGATATGAACTGTTAAATTGTCTGTATCGACATCATTCAATTCTTTTAAAAAGTCATAGGCACCTACATCACTTTCATCCCACTTGTATGAGGTGATGTCTCCATAAATATAAAGATCTGTCATTTCTTCATTTGATTTTTTGAATTCATAGAACTTTTCATGTCCTTTCTTCATTATTCATCACCCCCTTTCGTATTTTCATCCATGCCTGTAGCATAGTTTTTAGTAAATCTTCTAGCATTTGCCCAATCTTCATCGATTGGTGGTTTACCACGTAATTTTAAAATATCGTTGTGAGACCAGCCATTAGAATATAATTTATCAAGATTAGATGCTTGCTCGATTACATCAATATGCTTGATTGCATCTGTATTGATTAAAATCCTATCCCCTCTTTCCCATTCGAGCTGAGAAAGCCAACAACCATTCATCCCATCATTCAACTCTTGAATAATTGGATCGGCAGCATACGTAATAAATTCATTGTTAGCATCACTTTTTTCAGTAACTTCACCATAGAAAACACTTTTGGGAATTCCTAAAGCAATCGCTACATTTGTGAACACTTCATCTTTTAATGATTTGACATCACTAGCTGTCATCGTTGACTTGCTGTCAATCGCACTTATGTCGAGTCCATTTCTAGAAAAGATAACTCTTATATCATCACTTGAAAGGTCCTTTCTAATTTTTTCTGTATACTCATTTTCAGTTACTGGTTGTCGTGTTTTTTCACTATACACTTGCATATTCCCCGGCACTTGAATTTTAAATTTTGAAAGTTTTGACTTTACTCCTTTTATAGCAGCACTCCAAGCAATCGCATTTTCTTGATTGATTTCATTTAGATAAGCTAACAACTTTTCATTTTTATACTTAAATAAGACTGCATCATTTGATGTAAATATCCTATCCAGTTTATAAGTTCTATCCCCGCTTCTAATAACCACATTTGAAAATGTTCTAGGATATAGAACATCATCCGACTGCACAAAGCTTTCAGCTCTATAAATATTTCCATCACTCATTTGTACAACTAAACATCCATCACTACTTGTACACATTTTTATAACAACTTGTTTCCAAAAATCAGTAGCAAATTCATTTGGGTTAGGTCTAACATTTAAACAATATTCCGTTTTGATTGCATCACTATCTGTTGAGTAAACATCAATAGGACATTTCGATACCAAATCAGCAATCTTATTAAATCCAATTTCTAATGCCAACTGCGAAAGTCTATTTTTTTCAGCCATCATATCGATATAGTAATCAACTAGTTGACCATCCTTATTAAACAATTTTTTTACAAATTGAAACATTGATTCACCTCCTCATTTTTTCTATATATAAATAATCGTTTCATCTAACATATCTTCTCCAGAAATACTACATACAAAAGCCATAAAACCATCATTTTTCCTTAATTTTGGTTCTATTTTTCCATATGATTTATTTCCATACTTGTCCATTTTGACAGCGGTATTATTGGTATACCATCGCATGATGGCGCTGTTTCCAAAGTTAATATTTCCATCTACAAATGCTTTTTCGATTAGAGGAGCTACATATGTATTGATTGCACCTTGATTTCTAATCATTCTTACAAGTCCAGCTGGATTTTTCTTATCTTCTATAATAATCCCTTTTCGTTCAAATACTTCTCTAAACAACTTAAATCTATACGTATCCATGATGATTTTAACCACATTGTATTTTTGCATTTGCTCAATACACCATTCGACAATCGCATTTATACTTAAACTTTCTGAGTTGACTATTTCATAATCATTGAATCCCTCTAATCCTATATTGTTTTCTATAGGAAATTTAATTGATTCAAAAAATGGACTGTTCCTGCAAATCCATGTCTTTTGTCTCCAAACGTAAACACCATCTATTTTAAAAAGCAAACCAGCAGATGCAAAATCTCGGATATCTGCATAGTCAATTCCTATTATGCAAGGATGATAGTTTATATCATCTGGAATCGCTCTTTCTATCTTATTTTCTACATCACTATAACAAGCTCTTAAAATATCTTCCCATTTAGCTACTGTTATTTCTTCGTTTCTTGCAGGTAGATTCATTCTTTTAGTTAAAAATTCTGTCATCATCGATGGTAATTTTTGTGCTTCTTTAAAATCTCTTAAAATTTGTATTTTTAAATCTGGAAGAAATTCCATCGATGGATTTGCTAAGACAAAATATTTAGGATCATTAGCTTGCTCTTTTGAGTTGATTTTACAAAAAAAAGGAAAATAACCTAAATCATTTTCTCCTGTTTTTAATATATCGTTGCATAATTGAATTAAATCATCTAAAGGACCTTCTCGAACGTTCCCATTTGTAGTAATAATAAATTTTCTTGCGTGCTTTATTTTTCCTAATTGAGAATTAAACACTTTTATCTGATCATAATTTTCATATCCATGATATTCATTAAAAAGAATAGCTCCCGATTTCTTACCATCCTTCGTCTTAGCGTTAGAAGTATTATAACGTAACTCAGCTCGTGTCTTCCTATTCTTGATAAGCTCTTTTGTTTTATAGAATTTACTTCTAAATTTATTCCATTGGGCATCTAACATTTCGTAAACAACATTGAAGCTATCTTTTGCTTGCTGTTCATTATTTGCGATGATATCAATGTGATAATTTTTAATTCCGTATAATGGTGTCTGAAAAAAATTCATCAGTGGCATAATAAAACCATCTTTCCCATTTCCACGTCCCATCAATATAATGATTGTTGTGAAAAGTGGGACATCATCGACATACATAAATACAAAAGCATATATGAATTTTTGATAAGGAAACAAAGGATAATAGTTATTTTCGCAATATTTTAAGCAATTTTGATATGTTTTTTCATCAAAAAAAACATCATTTCTAGCCAATGTAGGCATAACGATGTTCTTTATCAGCAGTTTTCTTTCTTTGTTTATCTTATCTGGATTCTTTTTTACATAGTCGATATAATCATTGATTTCTTGACATTTAATCAATAATAATCATCATCCGAATTATCGGAGGTGTTGATTGGATTTTGTAAACCTAATTCATCAAGGATTTTCAACATAGTTGTTGTTATTTTCATTAGGTTTTGCACAGATTCATTAGGCTTTTCGCTTTTAAATCCATTTCCAGAGACAACTTCATAACGCAATCCTTTTTCTTTGATATCCCTTTGACATTTTCTTTTAAGATCATAATATTTCATATAATCTTCTATCAAATCAAGATAGTAATTTTGATACTTTCCTTGAGCTTCTAGCTGTTCAAGCAAGTCATCCTTAATTTCTTTTTTTGTCATAACAACACCCCCTTTCAATATTTTTTCTAATCAGCCACCCGTTATCACGCACGCGCGAATATTTCTGAAAAGTTAGGACCACATGCCCGTTCTCCGTGTTTCAAATTCGCATGAGAATTTGACGGGGGGTATACTGAATTACCACATTTCTTTAGTCAATTTCTTTTTATACTTGAATTTTTTCCAAGTTCCATCTCTACCTTCAACTATCTCATGACATTCAAAGCAAAGACTTACCAGGTTATCATCATCCAATGCTAATTCAAAACAATCTTTCATCGGTATGATGTGATGTACATACTTTGCACGTTTGATTTTAATTCTCTTTATTGGTTTTGATTCAACAACATAATTACCCTTGCATCTTTGACATTCATAATGATCTCTATTAAGTATCTCTATGCGTTTATCTTTCCATTCACGTGATACATAGAATGCATGAACATCACCATCATTGACTAGCTGCTTTACTTCTTCTAGCGTTCTTCTTTTCTTCATCCACTTTATTGTAATAGATATTCTTATATCCTTTGTCTTTTAGTTCCTTTAATGATTGGTTTATGTTTTCTGGAAACATATCCAATTGATAAAAGACTCCATTATATTCATAACCATAAATATAATCTTTATTTTGTGCTTTAACTTTTGTTTCTTTGATCAGCCATTCATCAGTTACTATTTTCTTTTGAATTCCATGATACATAATATCTACCTCCTTTTTTTGTAAAGAAAAAGAGATAGACATAATCTATCTCTTCGCTTTCAAGACAAAGCATTGATGTTGTTTTCATTTAAACCACATTACCATAATAACACATTTTTCCTTAAAAAAATTATCAAATAATTATCAATTTTCTTTTTCAGCTTTTAAAATCTTTTCTACATCCCTATTTTTTAAAGCTAAAACCTCATCTAAAATATCAAATGCTTCATCAGCAATTCTATAAAAAGTTGCTTGTGAATATCCTTTTTTAACAGCTTCATTTATTCTTTCAATACTGTTATTAGGATAGTTAGAATATATTATAATTACTTCCCTTTGCTTTTCGTTTAGTAATTTAGTAATAGACTCTTCTAAAAAGTCGACAACAGTATCATACATTTTTATATGTTCGTCATATTTATCAAGATTTTCAATAAGCTTATTATATTTTTCATAAATTGTCTTGTGTGAACCTCCTGGTAATTCATTTGAATATGATATAGCTTGTGTAGTATTTTCCAACTCTTTTTTTGTTTCTTTTAATAGAATTGCAGTTGCTTTCCATCTTTTCCAATTCAACACTTGATATTTAGATTCTTTCATATGCTACTCCTTTCACTTCTAATTGATGTCATCATTTTCGATATACTCAATAGTCCTATTTCCTTTGTTATCAACAAAGAAAGCAAATTCACCAGAAAACTTATCATTCATTTCTAATACATGATTTTTTAATGCATTAGATTTCTTTTTTAGCTTTTTATTTAATTTATTAGCTTTGGTTGTATCAAACGTTCCAAAGTTATCTCTAACTTGTTTTCTTGCTTTATCAAGCTCTTCAACTAGAAGATAATACTTTCTATCTTGAATGGAAGCACGATATATTTTTTTGCATGAAGGACAATAGAAATAAATTAGATCAAACTTCAATCCTTTTACTTCCATCTTTTCTTTCATTATCGATTCTTCCTTTATTACAAATTCATGATTGCATTTATCACATGTAACAGATGCATCCATGATTTCTTTCATTTGTTCTTTAATATCCATAGACTTACCTCTTATAAATTATATTGTATCTTCATTGACATCTTTACTTCTTGAATATTTGCATCATTTAAATGACACATTTTCTCTTTCAGCCATTTTTTTGGAATGGTTGTTATCTGCTCTGGTAAGATATAATTTTTTCTACCTCGCAACATTATACTTCTATGTTGTGGTAAATTATCCTTTTTAGTAGTAACTGGAATGATTGTCACTAAATCACAAAAAGAATTATTAAAATCATTACTTACAATAATACATGGTCTCAACCCACTTTGCTTGTGCTGATAATATCCTGTGCATTTGTTATTTAAATCCACCCAGAAAACATCACAATAGTGATATTTATTTGCTACTGATCCACATATAGAATACATTTCTATTGCTCCTTTATGATTGGAATTTGGATTGGATAATATCTATTTTCTTCAAAATTACACCATTCACAGTTCGAATCTCTATTGCTCATTGGATATCTAATAATCATCATTTGATTATCAACAGTAAATTCTTCAATATAAATACAACATTTATTTTTTACATCATAAACCCACATATTTTCATGAAGTTCTTCAAACTTAAGAGATTGAGGACTGAAATGTTCTTCAATTAATCTATCAAAAGTATCAAATGCAGATAACGGAATATTAATTCCACCATACATTTTGATATTATTGAGAGATTGCAAACAATCATCTTTATTTATTATTTTCATCTTCAACTCTCCAATCAATCGCTTGTCCGCAATTTACACAGTAGTCATCTTTTGCCATTACAAGTTTTTTACATTTGGAGCAAAACCAAAACTCATGACCATAAAGTTCATTGATTTTGCTTTGTACTTCTTCATGGATTGGCTTTGCTGGTATTGCTTTTTCTACTAATTCTTTTAACGGAGCATATGAATTACAATTTTCATTAAATCCATTACATATACAATAACGAACTTGATTACAGTCGCTACACATTATCTTTAATGCTTCTTGATATTTATTCATCTTCCATTTCTCCTCTCAACTGGAATTGGATAACCATCAGGCAATGACTTGATTAATTTTTTAAATTTATTAATTGCATTTTTTTGTAAAACTACATAAGAGTTGTTTTCACAACTATTAAGTTCTTCTAATTGTTTATTAAGGCTTTCTAGAATATCACTTCTAAATTGAGGTGTTAGTGGCTTAATCATCTAACCACCCCAATTGTTCATAATTTTTCTTTTTTCTTGGCTTGTATGTCTTATCAAAATTAAAGACATCTATTTCATTAAATTCAAAATCTTTGCAATTATTTGTTGATCTAATTGTGCTATCTCTCATTACTTTCTTTTTCATGCCACAATAAGCACCATCACCATAAGTACAGTTAGCACAATATCTACAATACTGTTTCATCTAACCACCCCAATTCCTTACATTGCTGATTTATTGCTTTTAAAAGTTCCATATCAACTTCCATAACTATATCTGAACACATACAGTAAAAAGTTTTATTTTGCAAATCAAATTCAACTTCCCTAACTTTGACATCATTGATGTGCATGAAATAAATGATTTCACGATCATCATGACATATTTCTTCAAATCCTAATTTTTCAAACATTTCTTGTGCTGTCATGATCAATACCCATTCTTAAGTCGTTCGTAATTGATTTTGTTTTTGTTAAGATATTCTTGATATATTTCATCGAATGAAAATCCTAACATTTCAGTTAAATCTAAAAGATCATTTAGCTTTTCAAAATTACTTGCTACAGCACCGATAAAGTTGCCTAACACACCTGTTACACCCATTCCAAATCGAATGATATAATAGCCATACTCTTTAATAATAAAATCTATATCATTATCACTTTGGTAAAGTTCCCATGTCATTACGAAATGATAAACATCAACCAATTCTTCTAATACTCTTTGACGATTGACAGGTGGTTGTGTTTTTTTCCACCAGCACCAAGCTCCTTTACATTCATGAGTTAACTCCCCTAATTCGTCGATAATAGCTAACTCTAATTTTTCTTCTGTCATGCTATCTTCACCGAATTCTTTTAAAATGTTTTCATTCAAATCTTTTTGCATTGTAAACATTTCTCTTAATTTTCCTTTAATATTTAAATTTTCCATTTTAATAATCTCCTTTAATTTCTTTCCAATCTAGTACTTGTCCACATTTTGTACAATAGTTTTGTCTTTCTAGTAAAAATGAATTACAAGAAGGACACACTAACGCTGTTCTTCCAACAATTGAACCATCTGGAGTAATACTATCGGCAAAAACTGTTAATGGTTTTTTTGGTATAGCTTTTTCTATAGCTTTGCATATTATTTCATCATCACCCATATAATCAAACATCTAACCACCTCATAACTATTTAATATTTAATAATTTTCTATATACAGTAATTGCTTCTTTTAAAGTCATATCATCACTTACATTTTGAAAATAGCCTTTATTTTTCATAATTGATAGTTCCCATACATTTGAAAATATTTCATTTTCTTCTAATACGTTATAGGCTATTGTTTCCAGTAAATCTAATTCAAATTTCAT